CGGGCAGCGCGTCAATCTTATCGGCGATGGTATTCATCACCACATGCAGCGCGGTATAAACCGCCGCTTTATCGTCACTGTTTACGCGATCAAAAACCTCTATCGCGTAATTTAGCGCCTCGTCAATAGTTTCACGTTTCGCGAATACTCTTACGCGGATCGATGCAGCCAGCAAAGCTTTAGATGTCAAGTCAGTCATCACATTATCCTTTCTAGGTTGTGTGGCATCCGTCGATGCCACAGAGAAATTATGACAGCGCCGAGCGGCGCTGTCAACTATTTATTTCACCGCGGCGCAAGCGCCGCGGCTCGCGGTTCGAGCACCGCGGTTCGAGCACCGCGGAGGCCGCCGCAGGTTTCAAGCGCCGAGCACCGCGGCTCGCGGGGCAGGTTTACACATGCATAATTAATTCCGATTATTGACTAAACCGCGGGTAATCTCAGAGAGAAAACCCGCGTTTTTGCTTATTACTTAACTAATCAGGCCGTTAATAGTTCCAATGCGCGGTTTTTAATAGCGGATCCAGTGCCGAACCAAGCGCTCTCGAGACGGGTATTGTCCGAGCGGCCTCGCTCGTGGTCAACTAGTTGCGTGACAGCGTTCAGCATTTCCCAACGCGAAGCGGATACCCCCGCGCTGCGTAACAAGTCAGAACCAATAGAGCGGCCTTCAAACAATTCAATAACCCGCTTGTATGCCCGCGTATCGACAATGTCAAGCTTGCCAGTATGGTATGGCTTCAATAGTTCCTTTACGAATAAGTCAGCATCACTAAAGGACATATTTACATGTGCAAGCTTGCGTGATTCAACCATAAAACGCTCGAATTGATTAGCGACAATTCCCAACTGTAAACGAACGGCTTCGGCATCGAACCGCTCACTGTGCAATACGCGAACCGCTGACTTTATATAACCCTTGTCTAGTTCGTCGTGAGTGCTATTAACCGCTGGTGTGATTGTGTTATTGCATACCACGCGTATAGCTGTGAATTTTGCTATGGTTGCCATGGTTCCGTCGTAACTAGTTCCGAGCAATAAATAAGGCTTGACCACGTCACCGTCCACAACTTCCGCGCCGTCACCTACACTGGCAAGCGCCCAAACGCGGCGGCCTTGTGACAACGCGCCCGCTGTTTCCATCTGAAAACCGCCGAGGTCGAGCAACTTCTGAAAAAATCCCATTACTTCGGCGGGCTGGACTGTTTTGTAATCCTTTGAAACTACAGCAAGCGCCGCGCCCGTATCGCTACGGTGTAGCACTTTGCGATCAGGCCAAACTTGATACCCTGATACCGCGGGGGTTTTATATTCTACTAAGCTCTCGAGCACTGTATAACCTAAGCCCGCTTCCTGCGTCCACTGCTCAATAGTTGAGTTAGGTGTCAACACCTGCCCAAGGCCATGCCATGGTGTCGCGTTGACGTAAGCAATCGCGGCGCGTCCGGTTGTTTCATCTATCATGTGAGCCATTTTTCTATCCTTTCTGGTTGGTCGATTCCGTTGAATCGATGACTAATAATAGTCTATTGTCGTTAGTCCGTACAATTGATTTTTTCTATTGAGAATCAATCCTCAATAGTGTCATACGGCATAACCGTTAGATTAAAGCGCTGTTCTAATAAAACATCCCCCTCACTGTCAATGACAGTTAAAAAAACTCCAGTGCCTTCGTTTACTGGTTCCAGCATGAAATAACCGCCATGCTCAAAATTAACGACGGAAGCGCCAGTGTCTAATGTGTCGAGTTCAATTTTCATTTTTCGGTTTTCCTTTCCCGCTTGAAATAATCGATCCAAGCATCGATTACTTCCCAATTAACGCCGATATTAGCGTCGTGTTTGTGCTTTATCAGCTGCAAAACCTGCCGCGCCTCATCATCAGTTAATGCAGGGTCTTGTGATTGAACATCCTCAATGTGCCAGCTTATTGTTATTTCATTAGGTAAATGTTCCATTTTTCTATCCTTTCTAGGTTTATAAAATTACCGATTCGGCGAATCGATGACTAATAATAGTCTATTGTCGATAAATTGTGTAATTGATTTTTTCTATCGGGAATCAGAATAAGATAGTTCAAGCGAGATAACCTGCTTATCGCTAATAATTTCATAGTCTGCCCCATCTTGTGTAGCGGTTATGGTTTCCAATGCTGCTACTTGTGCCAGTGCATCCGAATAATTTTCGGCTTCAATAATCCGCCATACATGCACTTCACACAAAACGGTGTGATCTACTCTATAAGTGTTCATTTTCTATCCTTTCTAAGTTATTTATAATCAACTAAATCAATAATTACAATTAAAACGATTATCACCGCAAGCACAATAAACATTACGCCCCCATTGACACAGAAAAACGGTTTTTTAGGGAACCATGGACAATGATTGTGACGCTGGCCTTTTTGCTATCAATGCCGCCACTGCAGGTCATGCATGTGTCGCAGGTTAAACGCTTATTCATTTCAGCACTGGCGGGGCATTTCATCTCATGACTGAATTCTAGACTTCCGTCCGCGACTCTAACCCTAAAAGTGCGCCAGCCGTCCATCTTAGCAAGTGCCGCCTCCTTCGGTGTATCTACTGAAGCCATGCACCACTGCTTTACATGATCCGCTTTTCCGTTTTGCCACTGGTGGGTGTAACCAGTATGCGAATCAGCGCCCGCAAGTAGTGTTTCCCAGACATAAGCAGGAACCGCCGCCGGATCCCCATAAGTGCCTAATCTTATTTTGCGCTTATGTGACGCAAAGGCCGCGTTGACTATGTTATCCGGATAAATTCCGCGAATAACGCCGTCCATCACTGCCCGCGGGCCCTGCCCGAGATTAACGTAACACGAACCGCCTAAGCCGCGGCGGTGCTTACAATCGCCACAAACTGAAACGTCGTCGAGCGCCTTTGCGCTCTCCACTGGACTTTTGCCATTGTCGGCGAGTATATAGGTCTGAACCATATCCCCCGTTTTGCTGTTCGATGATTTGCCAGTAATTGCCACGACAATAATCGGCTTGTCGTCAAGTAATGACGCGCCGCGGTAAATAATATATCCGCTTGGTTTTTTCATTTTCTATCCTTTCTAGGTTTTGCTGTTCACATCCAGCACGACAATTATATATTTTCTAGCTAGAAAATATAATTGATTTTTTCTATGGTTTTTCTATCCCCAATAGTAGGTTTTTTAGTAACAGCCAATCAATTGCATTACTTTCCCATTTGATAACAGGCTGTACGCGCAGGCCTTGCGCAAGTAAATCATCGCACTGTCCCCCATGGTAAAGAAAAACTATCGATTTTTTTTTTCCAATAGGCAAATGCTTTACCAAAATATAGGCAGGGCATCCGTATAGCCAATGGCGATACAAAAATGATATCTGATGCGGGCGCAGGTGTACTTTAAGGCCGCGCTGCACAACCTTATTTTCCAAAAAACCAATTTTTCCGGTTCCTGCTCTATCTGCAATAACCATATCAGGAAAACCAAGATTAGCTACAGACTCCACGCGGGATATATCTACATCCGGCAGGTGGTCGCGGATAAAGTCAGAGAATACCGCTTCAGGCTTCCTCGCCACTGTCCCTGTCCATTTCAAACACGTCTAACGGTGGCTCTTCCACTGGCGAAACAAAGGCAGGTTCCTTGTCCATGTCCATACTCGCGATCACAGCCCCTGTATGCGCATCAATCAACGCGGTAGGGGGTGGGCCCCCATAAAGTTTTTTAAGCTCTTCTAGCTTGCGCTGGACCTCTTCCTTGCTCATTGAATCAATCGTGCCATGCCTTATTTCTTTTCTTTCAACATAAATCGTGCCCAAAGCCTGCCCACGCCTGTATTCGGCCTGTACTGCAGCGGCATAGGCTCCCGCTTCTAGCGCCTTATCGCGGATAGTCTGCAGGTCTTTCATGTGGCGTTCATAGCTGGTGTTGTACTTCGAGGCCAATTCTGCCCTGTAGGCCTGTATCGCAGCAACAATATGCGGATTGATATCAGGGTTAGTCAGCTGCCACGCAATGACAGAGGCGCTGGTCGGCTTATACCCTGCACGAATAGCAGCCTCTTTCAATGTAACCCTGCCGTCTCCGCTAACGTACTCCTGAACGAACTTCCAATGCTTAGGCGTTAACGTCTTTTGCTTGCGCAACGGGGCAACCTTGGTCGCCATCCTGTTTGCGGACTTTTGTTGAATGACAGGTGGGACGTTCCATACGTCCTTCTTTGCCATTACCCAATCCTCCACAAGCGCCAGCCATCATCAACCCTTCGTAAGGTGAATACCCATTCAGGGCGATGACGCTTTGCAAAGCGCACTGCAGCCACGCGGGCAGAGGCTGCTCTTCGCTCTTCCAAGAACAATATGCTGTCGCCTTTATCCATATCCTCGAAAGGATATTGACACCGAGCCTCGGGTATTTGTACATCGTGATCAATTCTAATCATAGTAACGCCCTAACTCAAAAACCAAAGTATACCAAGCAAAAAGGCAAGTGTCAATGTAACAAGGCATAAATGCTGACAGGATCAAGGATCCAGCCCTATAGTCTTTTTTTCAAAGAAAAATAAAAAAAAAAAATAAAAAAAACATTATCGCGATACCCCCCTGATTATTTCCCTATAACACCGTTATTATTACATTTCAAAATAGATACGTAATGCTAACGTAATGCTGAGATACCGCTTGTACACTAGCTTATTACGGCATTACGTCTATTACGTCTAATTATAAAAATATTTTTTTTTATTTTTTTTTTCTTTGAAATAATCTCTATAGGGCCACTCAAATACCATAACAATCCCCTTTTCTATTACTTTTTTGTCTAAAGCCCCGCGGTCCTCGGCCCGTGATCCTTCATTATCCCTCTTGCGCAATCCCTAAAACTAAACTAATATCACCCCTGTACTACCAATAACAGGGCACACAAAGCCTTAAACCACGTAACAACCAACAGAAAGGATAGCAAATGGAAACCAAACCAGAAGAGAAAAGCCTTGTTTACCGCTGTGGCGGGTGTGGCTATTTAGAGATTGAAGACGAAGTAAAACGTGCTAATGACCCGTGGTGCGCGGACAACGGTCCGATTATGTACTGTGGTGAGTGCCTTGAGACAGACAATATGTCGGTAGTTGATGTCCCTGAGGAGGTGTATGCAGCGTTGATAGAGAGGCCACTATGAGCAAAAAGAAGCAGTATTGGGACTACATCCCGTCTTACTTGTATATCGACGGGGAGGATGGCGAGGACGAAGTGGAGTTAGATTGCCTGTTGGCGGTGACCCATATCATAATAAAGAAGCCGGATTATTCCTGTAGGGATAGTGATGTTGATTATTATGGCTTTAGGGAGTTAGAGTTTGACGTGTTGCATATGGATAAGACACCTGCTCCTGAGATTTTAGCCAAGGCTACCAAGTGGGACCGTGAGCGGTGGGAAGAGCAAATCTATGAGGCGTATGCCAATTGTGAGGAGGGTTGATGGTAAAGATTACCGATGGTAAGGATGAGCATGAGTTTTCGTCAGAAGAGGCACTAGCGTTTCTGACAAACATGCTGGTGGAGTTAGCGTTTTACCAAAACATGCCTGTCAACGTATTGATCACAGGTATCACATTGAAGTATGAATTGATGGAGAGGGC